CACTGCCTTAATTGCTTTAAACCATTCGCCTGTAGAATCACCTTTTCCTGCTAGCATATCTTTGTATAGTAAATCTAATTGGTCACCGATTTCACCATAGGCTTCTCTTCTTGTAGCTCTTACAGTATTGTTTGTCTCTTCAGTATTACCCGCAGTTTCATAACTAGCTAGTTGTGAGTCTGTAGGTTTTGTTAAACCATCAACACTCCAACTTTTTATGTATGCCCCTGCTCCATTAGAATCATCCTGTATAAGCACATTACCTTCTGGGCCAAAGCTAACTGTTTTACTATTAGCTTTACAATAAAGTTTTATTTTAGTTGATAAATTTGCCATGTAAATCTCCTTATGTGCTTGTTGTTACCAAAAATCCTCCAAAGAAATTACAAGTCATTTGATTTTTTAAATTAATGCTTGAGCCAATTTCGTGATAAACAGCAAGTTGTACAAAATCAGAACTACCATTTAATGTAAGCATACCAGATACATGAACTCCATCATCATTATATGCTGCGATGTGATTTCTTAGTTCATCGCCACCAGCACCAGAATTATTATTTTTAGATATTCTTAATCTAACTAAATTTCCAGACAAGTTTCCATCTGTTACTGCATTACCATATAAAAAATATTTACCTGCTGTTTGTGGTGTAAATTTTAATGTTGAAGTATTAAAAGCATTTGCAGTATCAAAACTTTCGTTTGTTGTATTAATCGCTGTAAATGTACTTGATGAAATATTTTGATAACTTTGTGGTGAATAAGCAAAAAATGCTGGACTATTATCTGTACCAGCATCTCCAAATTCTAATTGACCTGTAGCAGTAGCACCACTTCCTGTTATACTTTTTACTTTTATAAATTTATCAGCAGTAACATTATTGTCTGGCATTTTTAATTTGTATGATTGCCCAGCCGAATGATCTGGGCTGATTAGCTGTATTGCATGGCTGTTAGAACTACAGTTAAGGGCAATACTTCCAGAATCTGAACCACTACCTTTTACAGTTACCCCAGCACTAGAGCCATCAGTAATAAAATCTGTTTTGTTTTTTGTAATTGCACTATCAACAACTGTTGTTGCTGTTCCTACATCATTTACATTACCTAATACTAAAATAAAATCTATGACATCAGAACTTGTTAATGCACTAGCAAAAGTAAGCGTTGAACCAGATACAGTAAATGAACTTACAGGAG